GGTGTACTTGTCGTATTCAACAAGTTCAAGTTTCTTGTACGCTGCAAAGATAGCACTGTGCATGATCAGCAGACCAAGACCGCCTGCCATATCACCAAGTGCAGCCTGTTCAGCGTCAATCAGCGTGGTTGCACTGATCTTGTTTGCAGCTGCTGCCGTGCTGCCAGATGCAGACAGGTCTGTGACATGATCAGACAGGGCAGACACACCAAGCACGGCCTTTGCAATGTTCATCAGTTCCTTTTCCCACACCTGCGTGTAGTAGTTCTGAATTTTGGCCTTGACGTTGCCGAGCGGATCAGCACCGGTCAGTTCATGGGTGAAATCCTTTGCCTTGAATGCTTTCATTCTCTGAATGAGCATACAGGTCTGCTTTCCACCGGAAACCTCAACCGGCACATTGTTGGTCATACCGTCATTGTTCAGCGCATCCATGCCCGTGTCAAACACGTTCAGGGGCTTATAAAACGGAATGGTTGCAACGTTGCCCTTTGCACCGATAGCATCCATGATGGACGCATCCTGACGCACGATACCGGACGCAAGGATTTCATTGCTCCAGAAATCACTTTCCTGCATCATGCCGGTGAAAACTTCTTCATCAAATTCAAAACCGCCAAAATTACCAGTTCTTGCCATTTGTACATCTTCCTTTCATGTATTTGTTCAACTTAATGTGACAACTGATTGAACAGTTCAGGATTTTCATTCTTCAGCTTCAGACGTTCGCTGTATCCCATCTTATAGAACTGTTCCTTGGTGACCGTCCGCTGACCACCTGCCCCACCCGGCAGATTGTTTTCAAGAACCTTCTTGCCACCTGCACCGTTTCCACCATTACCGGCAGCGGTGAACTGTGCCGGGTGCTGTGTCTTCAGCCCTGCAATCAGATCATCAATACCCTTGATCTTGTCATCTTCACCAAGTTCAAGGGTCTTGTTATCCGCTTTCAGCTTTTCCTGTGTCTTGAAAACAAGGTAATCAACGTCTTCCGCACCGGCCTGTGCAAGCGCAAACTTCAGTGCGTTTTCAACCTTCAGTCTCTGATTTTCTGCCTGTAAATCAGCAATCTGCTGTTCATATTCAGAAATCTTCTGCTGTAAAGCCTGATCTTTACCGGCAGACTTCTTCAGTTCTGCAATCAGGCCGTTTGCCTTTTCCAGTTCTGCCCTGCTGCCGGTCAGGTCAGTTTCAAGGGTGGTGTATTTGTCCTTGGACACATAGCCCCCTTCTGAAAGATTGGCAAGTTTCACCTGCTTGTCTTTGTTCGCTTCATCACCGTTGTATGCAGTGATCTTTTCAGACACCTGTGCAAACAGGTCATCACCAAGAATGCTTTTCAGAAAATCCATCGTGTTCTTCCTTTCTTTTTGTTCGTGTTTTTATATCCGGTGTCACCGGGGAACAGCAGCATTTATATATCCGCATCTGCAAGCGGTAATGTATCAAAAAAAGCACCCTGTGTTGGGTGCTTTCCTTGCAGTGTTATTTGCTTGCCCGTCAGACCTCATATAATGGTCATATAGGCGTTTTCTGTGTGTCCGTGTGTATTTCTTCACCTAATACAGAACACCGTCATCTAAGGTCAGATATCCAAGGTCATACACATCTTTCTTTTTCTTGATGCATTCAGAAATGATCTTCAGTATTTCAGCATCAGACCGGCCTGTCATCTGTGACCGGGGAAATGCGTCATCAAACACTTCTTCATACTGTTCCATTGCATCAAATAACTGTTGTCTCTCCATCATTTAACCCCCTTCATGATTTTCAGCATTGCCTGATAGCTGTTTGGCAAGTAGTCCTTCACATAATCCAGTTCACGACCACCACAAACTTCTGCACTCATCATGTTAGCCCACATTTCAGATGCAGCTTCATACGTTCGTGCAATACTCTGTGTTTTTGCCTGATTGCTTGCGTCAAATCCAAGGGATTTGTAAACGCTTTGCAGTCCTTTATGGTCACCAAACTGTTTTGCAGCGTTGTATTTCCGGTTATAGTACCGATCACCATGCCCCCATGCAACCCGTTTTCCCAACAGGCCGTCAACAGCATCCTGAACACCGGCTGAAGCATCATCACCTTTCATTGCTTTCAGAATATCACCTGTTAACCGCTTCTGCAATTCAGCTTTATCCTGACGGACGGCAGCAAGAAATTCATCACTTGAACTTGCCACCTTTTTGAACTGTTGGGGGTACTGCAATGCACCGTGAATTGCGTCTATCTCTTTGAAGTGCACAGTGTCACCATAATCACACTTTGCATCAAAGAAATGACCATATTCATGTGCCACCGTGCTGTATTTACTCATACCACCGTCAATGTTTTGCTGTGACGGATATGAATATTCAATGTCATTCAGTGACGGGCTGTATCTTCCACCACCTGACTTGTACCGCACTGCCTTGACTTCATCCGCATGGTCATACATCCGTTTAACATCCGGGTTTGAATGATTTTGAAGCAGTTCAGTGTATTCCTGATAATCTTCATCTTTCATTGAACCCTTCAGTTTTGATGTATGCTGAAGAAAATCAGGAACGTCAACAGTGTCAGCATCTTCAGGAAGGTTCAAATACTTTTCCCTGAAATCTTCAAACTGATCTGATTTATCAAGTCCAAAGAAATCAGCACGGTCTTTCAACGTGTCAAGTTCATCTTCATCCAACCCCCAAACGGCACGTTGCAGCAGGCAGCACCGGCAGTTGCAGTCTTCAGCAGGATCACCAAACCCACCGGGGTACTGTGCGTGAAGTCCCCCCGGCAGCGTGAATTCTTCATCAACGTCCACAATTACACCGTCAAGCTGTCGGTGTGTGTCCCGTGTCCGATCATCCAAGGTGCTGCACCATTGCTTTTTGATCTTTGCACCGGTTTCTTGTGCTGCTTTCTGTGCGTCAAGTGTGGACTGCTGCTGAACCCTGTGACCTTCAGTTCGTGCAATCCTGATTGTGTTGTTGATTGCCCTGTCAAACGGGCTGTTCATGCCGTTGGCAATGTGCTGTGCTATTTCACCCCAACTGCTGCCGTTCGCAACACCCCGTGATACTTCAGCCCTGATTGATTTCTTCAGGTGATCAACGTCTTCACCCATACGGGTGTACAGTCCTTTTGAAATCTTGCTGTCAATATCCAGTGCCTTGACAACCTGTTTCTGATTGATGGGTACTGTGCAGGGTATTCCCTGTTTGTTCAGGTCATACATCACACCGGTGTACCCGTTTGTGTAGCATTTCTGAAGATAGTCAGCAACGGTGGTGAACTGTTCAGACCCCATCTGATCAATGATACCATCAAGCTGTTTCTTCAACGCCTGCTGATATTGTTTCTGCCAGATGATTGTTTGCAGGTTTTCAAGATCAGTACGGCCTGACAGGGCTGTAATTCTGTCAGCACAATCCTTTGATGCCTGCTTATATACGGCCTGCAACAGCTTGATTGTGTGCTGTTCATCCCTGATGCCTGCTTGCAGCACTTCTTTCTGTGCCTTGTTCATCAGATGACCAGTGTACCCTTGACAAGTTCTGCATCAGTACCACCCAATTCTAAGAACTTGCGCTGATACCAATTTGCCTTGTCCAAGTCTTCCTGACCGTTTTTCATATCAGCCCTGAACCGGTACTTGAACACGTTCAGCAGGCAGAACGCTTTCACCTTTTCAACACCAAAACGGTCAATCATTTCATCAATGCATTCTTTCTTTCCCGGCCTACAATAGTGTGCCGGGTGATTTACGTTGTCATACTTCACCGCCTGCACCCCCCTTCAGGATCATCAACCGGGTCTTCTTCAGGGACAATACCGGCAGCGTTCTTTGCAGCGTCATCCACTTCAGCAGCTTCATCAACCGGCAGCTTGTCACTGATTTCATCATAGTCAATGTCAAGGCATTCACAGATTTTCCTGATGATGGTTTCATCATCAATGGTATTTGCCAGTGACAGCAGCGTGTTCACAACCGTCTGCTTGGTCTGTGCTTCAGTCAGGTCAATCTGTGCGTTTTCCTGTTCATTGCTCATGACTTCATGGGTGAATTCAAAATAAACAGTGTCTGCCTGATAATCTGTACCGTTGGACTGATTGATTTCATCAACCACCACTTCACAGATTTTCCGCAAAAACCGTTTGATGTTTACTTCCAACCGCTTACAGCGCAAATCCAACAGGGAATATGCTGCCTTGATTGCAATGTTGGTTGTGGCAGCGGTGTCCTTCAGTGCTGACAGGTTCAGCCCCATACCAAACCGGTAAATGTTCTTTTCATCCAGTTCCAACTTTGCCTTGCGACCTTCAACCGGAACATCAACCGTGAATGTCTCAATACCACCATCAGGTGATACACCAACAATCTTCTTGGTCTTCAGGTTCTGCTGAAGTTCATCAAGGTTATGCCCCTGAAAACCCTTGACCACATAAATAGGATGGTCAAAGTCTTGCAGGTTGTTTGACAAGCTGCTTGCCATCAGGTCATAGTCATCAATCAGGGGCTTGATGGGTTTCAGGTTGCTGAACTGCTTCTTGTTGTTGTCCAGTCTGAAGAACGGAATGAAACCAAGGCCATCATAAAACGTCCGGTCATCCCCTTCTTCCTGATACAGAATGTGTGGACGGGGGTTGATCTGCTGTGAAGTGTCAACCATGATTTCACCGTCTTCATTCTGTTCATAGTAGTAGGTCTGTTGGTCATCCCAATCCTGAATCTTCTTAATCCTGTGACCTTCCTTGTCAACCCGGTCAATGTACCAGTAAATCACATGGTCTTTCTGATCATCCGCAAACCGTCCTTCAACTTCAATGACACCGATACTGTCAGCCCTGATGAACTTCAACCGATCATCAGCACCCTTCAGGGCATACATATATGCAAACCCACGGTTCTGTGTGTCAGTAATCAGTTCAGTCAGTTCAGCAATGAAGTCATCATTGTAGTTGAACCGGTCATCAAGTTCCTTCTGCAAGTCAGGATCATCTGACAGCACGAACGGTTCACCGCTTGACAAGATGTACTGTGTACCTTGGTCAACCAGTTCCTTGAAAAACGGGTGCGGTATCTTCAGGTTTGAACGGGTCTTGTCTTCAACAAGATCACCGTCAGTGTTGTAATAAAAAAGACGGTATCCCTTGATATCATGGTCACCGTCATAATAGCGTTCACCTTCACGGGCAAACCGTTTCTTTGTGCTTGCTGCATCTTCATCAATGAAGGTCTTCAGTTCTTCAAGGGTCAGCATTCACAGCACCCCTTTCTGTGTATAATCTGCAAATCCGTTCAGCCAGGTGGTACATACCGTCAACATATGTCCCGTTGAAATCTGCAATCTGTTCTTCATCTGCCAGTTCTAACCTGACCGCATAGGAATATGCAAAAACGTGTGTCAGTTCATGTTCAACGGTTCGTCTGAACTGTACATAATCCAATGAACTGTCAAGGTACACTTCCAAGGTTCTGAAATCTGTTCTTCCAAAGATCACTTCATCACGATCTTCAGAACACAGTGCTGCATGATTTTGGTCAGTCATGTGAACCGTCCAATTCAGATCATTCAGAACAAAAGTCATGTCATTCAATATAACCACCCCACTTTCTTACGCCATCCTTCAACACCATATCGCAATGCTGCCATTGCATCATCCATGACCGGCACAGGTTCATCAAGGT